GATGTTATGTCTGTTGACTACCATAGTGCTTATCACGTTATGGGAACTAAGTGGACATCTGCTACTGACAACCCAACTAACGCTCAGTTAGGTAACTCTAATAATTGGGGTATTACATACGATCCAGACCTAATTCCTATGGTTGAGATCATTGTTAACTCACCACTTGATACATCTAATATTTCTTAATACTATTAGATAGTGGTCATTAAGCCTCATCAATTATTGGTGGGGTTTTTTCTTTACGCTACAATAAAACTAAATTACTTTATTAATCGTGGCAGCTACTATAAATGCAACCATAAAAGATGCTAATGCTAATAGCTATGTCACATTGACAGAAGCTAATAGTTATTTTGAGACAGTTCCAGATTCTTCAACTTGGACTAATAAAACTGATGATCAAAAAAATAGAGCATTAATATCAGCAACTAGATGGATTGATAGTTTTGTATTTTATGGAGATAGATGTGACGATGGTCAGGCACTTAAGTTCCCAAGAAACAATTATCAAGTAGATGGTGTTGAATTAGCTTGTTCTACAATTCCATTAAATATTAAATATGCACAGTATGAATTAGCTAGAGCTTTAGCAAATGATACTAGTGCTATTACAGGCACTACTGGTAAAGATGGTAATTTTTCTGAAGTTAAATTAGGAGATTTACAAGTTAAATACAATACTGATAGTCAAGGAACTGGAGCTATAAATAATATTATGGATGTATATCCTTGGTTACAAAGTTATCTTGGAGCATATATGTTAGGTGGAGCAGGTACTTTTCAAATGAGGGTAGTTAGAGGATAATGGCTGGTCAACTTGATTCATTATTTAAAAGTGTAGCTAAACAGGTTGTTGCTGATTTAGGTACTTCTTTTGATACAACAGTTTCTTATATTAAAAAAGGTGTTTCTAGTTATGACGTATCTAAAGGAGAACAGTTTACTGTTGATACAACTTATTCAGATTTAAAAGTTCCAATCGAATTTATAAATTCAATTGAAGATGGTAATGTTGAAATAAGACAAGCAAAACTTTATATTACACCTGATTTAATTGGTAATAATCAACCAACTTTAGAAGATGAAATTTCTTTTAGTTATGCTGGTGAAACAGTTACAGGAGTGATTACAAATATT